ATGGATATACAGAAGGCAGAAAGCCATACCAAAATACATGTTTTCCAAGGGGTTTAAGAAATCCCAAGTATTGTTTGGTGTAGACAAGATACAAGACTTTAGTAAACTGTTTATAGTTGAAGGAGCCTTAGACTGTATGTGGCTGAATCAAAATGGTTACCCAAGTGTAGCCATATTAGGTGCATCAGTATCAAAAAAACAATTAGAATTGATTAGTTCTTTGAATCCATCAGAGGTTGTGTTATCATTAGATAATGACACAGCAGGAGCCAAAGGCATTTCTAAAGCTACATTTGACATGGACGGGCGGTTTCTGATATCATATTTAAGGTTACCAAAAAAATACAAAGATGTTCAAGAGATTCGTAATAAAGATGTTTTGGACAAGGTGATGAGAAATACAACAATATTTTAAATAGGAGAAAAGCAATGAGTGGAATTGCAAAAATACAAAAGAAAATAGATGACTCTAGGAAGCCTGTATCTTCCAGTAATGCACCGGGTCGAGAGTTATGGTTTAAAGATGGGGACCAAGTCTTCATGTCAACCATAGCTACTGGGGCAGAGGAAGACAAGTACCTAGATGAGATTTATTTATACACACTACGGGTAGGTAATAGTTTTACTAACGTCCTAAAAGACGATAGAGTAGACACTAGTGCTATCCCGTCTGAAAACTACCCAAGTCACAAGTTTGCTGTATGGGCATATGTGCACAACGTGATTCATACAGAAAAACGAAATGACAGCTGGGAAGAAGTGGAAGGACCTGCTGGGAAGAAAGTATATAGAGAAGATGTGAACGACTTCAAAATCATAGCTTTAAACTTTGGTCGAAGTGACTATATATGGAACCAGCTAGTTGATGTGTATAGCGACTGGGGAGCCTTGAATAAAGGTGTGATTAGAGTAAAGAGAACTGGACAAGGCATGTACGATACTTCATACTCAATTACAGCAACTCCAAAATCTGAAACGATTCCGGAGGAGAAAATGGCTGAAGTTGAAAGTTTACCACTAATCAAAGATTATTTCTTTGAGAGATACGGTACATTTAGTGTACCTGAAGGTGGGTTTGCTAGTGAAGAATCTGAAGACGACAACTTATTCTAAGAAGGGCATATGACATTATGTCCGTAGTTACCAATGACTCTTTTCAGTCAGACATTGATGAACTAAAGTCGGTTTTAGAGGTAGACCCGACTTTAGTCATTGATGTAGAAACAAATGGATTAGAACCATACAAAAACAATCAAATATGTGGTATTGGGGTAGGTCAACCAACTCACTATGGCTTGGCTCAATACTATCCTTTTAGACACCATCAAGGTGAAAATCTTACCCCCGAAAAACTAATACAACTTATAGAGTTACTAAATTCTAAGGTTGAGTCCTATATAGGGTACAATATAAAGTTTGACTTACATTTTTTAGCGAGAGATGGCTTAGATGTTATAAGCAAGAAGCTAATAGACGTTATAGTCTTAGTTAGATTGATGGAGCACTCTGATATAAAAGACCTTGGGTTGACCCCTACAGGCAAACGAAGATACGGTGAGAGTGCTGTTCAGTATGATATAGACACAAAGAAACTTCTCAGGTCTAATAAATGGAATAAAGATTTTTCTATGGCTCCTCCAACAGTATTGGGGGAATATTGTAAGAAAGACGTTATCCTAACTGCTCGATTGTATGTAGATTACCTTAAACAAGTAATCAAAACAAAGCAACGTAAAGTATTTGAAATGCAGTGTGCTCTTACTAAGGTGTTATATAAGATGGAACGTAGAGGTATTACTATTGATACAGAATATGCTAATAATACCAAAGATAAAATCTTATCTAGATTAGAGGAAGTGAAACAAGAAATATATAAATTAGCGGGCAAGGAATTTAATGTTTCAAGTCCGATGCAAATAGGGGGAATATTTTCAGAGTTAGGGATAGAATCTCCGGTAAAAACCCCCAAAGGTCAGGACTCATGGAGTGAGGCTGCCCTAGTGAACATAAACCACCGTTTAGCAGGGCTTATACGGCAATATAGGACGCTTGAGAAGCTAACATCTACCTACATAGAGCCTTATGTGGATACTAGTACTATGCACACATCTTTTTGTAATTGGGGAACAGCGACAGGCAGACTATCTAGCAGGGGTCCAAATCTACAAAACATACCTAGGAATCATTTCAAGCTTTTAGAGAGGGATTTATCTGACTACGAGAAACAGGAAATCAAAGCTAAGATTGCTGCAACAGTTGGAGCTAAAGGGTTATCTATGAATGAAGACCTATCTGACGATGTTTTGAAAACTTGGTCTTTTGTAGGTGATGAATCCTACACAGATACAGATGATAATCAAATAGCTATTAGAAGATTGTTTGTCCCTAGAAAAGGATACTCATTAGTGGGGTTTGATTACAGTCAAATGGAAGTTCGTGTGTTTATGTCGTACTTTAGAAATAAGACTATTGATGAGATATTGAATAAAGATGATGTTGATTTTCATAGTGAGGCTGCTAAGTTAGCTTTCAAGGTTGAAGAATCGTCAGACAAATTCAAAGAGTATAGACAGGCGGCTAAAGCAATTACCTTTGGAACAATTTACGGGATTGGTAATAAAAAACTGTCCCAACAATTAAGCACAACACCTAGAGAAGCTGGTCAATATAAGAAACAATACTTTGCTGGTATGGAGGGGTCTAAGGATTTTTTTGATGCTGTTGTAAAAACAGTTTCTGTTAGGGGTTGGATAAAGAATAGGTATGGCAGAAAATATAGAATAAACCCAGACTTAGCGTATAAGGGGGTAAATTACTTAGTACAAGGTACTAGTGCAGACATGTTGAGTGAACGTATGTTAGAAGTAGACCAATATCTTGATGACAAGAAAAGTAATATTCTTCTACAAGTTCATGATGAGATTATATGTGAAATCCATGATTCAGAGCTTGAAGATGTACCATATGTGATAAGAGATATATTACAAACTAATAGTTTAGACATACCCTTACAAGTAGATATGGAAGTGTGTAAGGGGTCATGGGCAGTAAAGAAAGATTTGGGACCTACAACGTTGGAGGATTACATTGATTGGGGTTAAACCAGTTTTTAAAGATGAATATAATAAAACTTCAGGGGTAATTATTACTCTAAAAGACTCTGATATTCAAAAGGCGAAAGAATTTACAAACAAAGTTATCAAGGCGAAAGCAAAAGAAAGACATCATAAAACTGATTCGAAAAGTGTTTACAAAAGGTTTTTTACAGGGACATTAGGAGAACTAGCTTTAGAGGAGTTATTAGGGATTAAAGTTGTTAATTGGAATGTTGGGAAGTCGACCACATTTAAAAATCCTGACTTGAAACACGCTGGTTTTGACGTGGGGATTAAAACAGTAAACTATGGGATGTTTCCTTTAGTCTCTAAAAATCCTCAAAGTGCTGAGATTATAAACATAAAATTAAGTGATAATGAAATATGTATGTTAGGAATGGTTACGGTTGAAGACCTAAGAGTTTATACTGATGATGCATTATTGTTTGATAAAAATGCTAAACAAAGAAAAACAGCTTTTTGGAATCTTAGTGCAGCTAAATCTTTTAACTCGGTTGCTAGTTTAAGGTACTTACACAATTCAGATTCATGGTCTAAAATAATTGACTGGGACTAAAAAACTGATAGAATATAATAACAATGGGCAAATATAACGAAGATGCAATAATTAAAGAAATTAGTACCTATGTGAATAACACATATGACCAGCATTATAGTGAGGGTGAAGTGCAGACCCTAGACTTTATAGAAGCCTGTGGTGATGCTAAAGCTTTTTGTCGAAGTAATATACTAAAGTATGCTTCAAGATATGATAAGAAGGGCACACCTAGAAAAGATATATTGAAAATAATACATTATGCAATGTTACTGTTGCATTTTAACGATAAGGAGGACACAGATGGCAAAAGTTAGTGGACATTTAGGGTTTACATTTAGAGTAGGGGCATTGGACCTGAATCAATATGGTAGGGTAGATTTGAATATAGACCAAATAGATACAGAATTACCTATAGAGCCGCAAATAGAAGATGCTAAAAAGGTAGCTGATGTTGTTTGGGACGTGCTAAAAGGTAAAATAGATGCTAAGATTGAGGACATATTAGATGAGGGAAAATAATGAACCTATAAGGGCATCAGTTTTAGAATCTGTTCTCGGTGAAAGAGAGCGACAAGAATTACTGTGGGGGCAACAAAATCATGATGATGCTTGGTGGAATATCCTAGCTACGGAAAAGAATGGGGATATTGCAGAGGAGATTTTTTCTCAAAGTGATACTAAATTATTTATAGAACTTGTACAAACGTGTGCTACTTACTTTGCGTGGGCTGAATGCGTTAGGCGGAGGGTGATGGATGGAAAATAATGCTGAAGAAGCAATACAAAAAATGCTAAAAAATAAGAATTTAAATTTCCAAACAGGAGATAGTGATACATTTACAACTAATAGGATACCTTTTAATATACCAGCATTAGATAAATTGACTGGTGGTGGTATCCCGTTTAAAAAGATGACTCTGATATACGGTCCTACTAATGTAGGAAAGTCTTATCTAGCATCTCAAATAGTTGTAAATGCCCAGAAAATGGGCGGTAAAGCGGTGTGGATTGATACTGAACTGTCCTATGATAAAGATTGGATGGCTACGTGTGGAGTAGATGCTAAAAAAATATTAGTATCACAGCCAACTACGGGTGAAGAAGCTATGGAGCATGTTAGAGAAGCTATGATAGCAGGATTTGAAGTTATTGTGTTGGATAGTATTGCGGGGTTAGTACCAGCAAATGTATCTGCAGAAGATTTTGGATTTAGTCCGATGGCTTGGCAAGCACGATTCGTAAATAGTTCATTCCCTAAACTATTCCCACACCTACAAAACGGGTCAGCTTTTGTGGCTATAAACCAAGTTCGTGCTAGTATGGGACCTGTAGCATTAGATAATATGCCCGCAGGACAGGGGCAAGTATTCTTTGCTCATTCTATTATGCAAGTCCAACGTAAAGGTTGGATAGAAGAGAAAGAACAAAAAGTTGGGTTTAATATGAATATTAGACTAAGAAAGACAAAGACAGGTGGGGAAAATTGGGATTCCGCTATTGTTCCTTTCCGTGTTGAGGGGGGTATAGATGTTCTAGAAAGCTTTATTAGAGATGGTATTGAGGCTAAACTAATAACACAGGCTGGGGCGTGGTATACTTATGGGGATGTGAAAGCTATGGGTATGAATGGATTAAAGGCAAAGTTTATCGAAGACGAAAAATTGTTTGA